TGAGTACGAAGCTTGCGGACGCTTGCACCTCGTTCAGTGACGAGGATCTGATCTGCGTGCAGTGCTTTTTCGATCAAGACGTCACACCGGCGGCTGACTTCGACGGGTTCGGCGGCGTGATCTACGAGCCCGCAGCAAACGGGGAGCTTGACGAAGTCACCGGCTGGTTCGTCTATGACAAGTTTTACAAGTACGGGAATCAGGTCTGGAAGATTGGCAGCGGCCCGTCCCAGGGGTCCGAAACAAACGAAACCGGATCAAACCCGACCACGATCGAGATGATCTATTCGATGTGGTCTAACTACGGAACTGGAGCGCACAGCTCCAGCGCGAGCGAGTCGCCCGACCCCTTTGCGACGACCTCGGACCTAGGTTACGTCACGACTTACACAAGCTCATCCATCCAGCGTCCGGGCACCTTCACTGCGCCGACTCGCCAGATCACGGCGGCTAAGGTCCGGGCTGGGTTCGGCGCGTTCAAGGTCACCGGCTCCACGGGCTTCTATGTTTACCTAAAGCGGATCCGCATCCTTCGTGCTGCTGGTGATGCAGGAGGATTGGGGTAATGGCTAAGATCTTCCCAGACGGCTCAACCGTAACAAGGGTTTTCCCTGACCCACCTGTTGCTGCGGACACTTCTAAGTGGGAGGTGCTTTACACGGCAGACATTGGCGATGTCTCTGAGGACTCCGCCACGCTCG